CCTAAAGCCGAAGGTCAATTAATTATTGACCAATGCGTTAAAGATTATACGGAGTTTTGCAAAGTTACATACAATTTTAATGGCGTATTGTGCAGAGAGCAAACTAACCTTACGGAATGGCCAGTTGATTGTGGTCGAGACCCACACAATGATTACGAATTTTTTTGGACTTCATTTACAACCATTCTTTATTTGAACGACGACTTTGATGGTGGAGAACTAATCTTTACTAAACAGAACATCACAATTAAACCTGAAAAGGGAGATGTGGTTATTTTTCCTTCTCAAAGCAGAGTTCTTGAACACGAAGTTAAACCACCAATTAACAAATCTCGATACACACTTGCTATTTGGCTTCAATCAGAAACACCCTACACACCACCAGTTACGTCGGCAACTTCAAGCCAATGGTAAAATAGTAAGGATACTATGACCGTTTTTCGCCAATACAACACAGGAACAGGGACTTGGGACGTTATCGTTTCTGGTTCTCAGGGCGCCCAAGGGCCACAGGGACCTTCGGGTGGACCACAAGGCAACCAGGGTTATCAAGGTACACAAGGCAATCAAGGTTTCCAAGGTACTCAAGGTCTTACAGGCTTACAAGGTACTCAGGGAACTCAAGGTACAACTGGTGCACAAGGTCCACAAGGGTACCAAGGTTTAACTGGTACTGGGGTTCAAGGCTCTCAAGGTTTTCAAGGTGCTCAAGGTGCATACGGTGGCCCACAAGGAACGCAAGGGGCACAAGGCGTTACTGGTTCTACAGGATCACAAGGAGCTACAGGTGCTCAGGGTCCGCAGGGAACGCAAGGTTCACAGGGAACGCAAGGGACACAAGGTTCACAAGGATTTCAGGGATACCAAGGTACAACAGGCTCTCTTTCAAGCGTTCTTACACTTACTTCTAATTCCGCTACCCCTGCAATTAACACCAATACTTATAACTTTGTAAACATAACTGGTCAAAGCACGGCGATTACTTCGTTTACTACAAACCTTACAGGTAGTCCTGTTTCCGGTCAAAGACTTTCTATTTCAATTACAGGCACTACGGCTATTGCATTGACATGGGGTTCTTCATTTGAATCATCAACCGTTTTCTTGCCAACAACTACGGTAGGTACTAGCAGACTTGACGTAGGGTTCTTTTGGAACTCATCTACTTCTGCTTGGCGTTGTGTGGCGGTGGCTTAATGACTATTGCTCTAGTTCAATATTCAACAAGTAGTTTTGTATACCAATCATTAGGTAGCGGAACAACAACTGGCAAAGTAATTTTAATTGCTCAATCTCAAGCTCCTGGTTCTGGCACTTTGATTTTAAACCACCCTGCGATAACAGGGGCTACATGGGTTTCAATAATAAGTAATTCAACTAACTACAATTCCTACACTCAAAGTTATTACATTTACGAAGGGTACAACATACCCAATGGAACAACATCATTTACTTTTTCAATAAGTGGAAGTCTTGCTGGTTCTGTTTCTTCTTCTTATTTCTGCGTTGCGGAGTTTAGTGGACTTTCTAGCACTTCATCAAGTCTTGATGTTAAAAACACTGCTTACAACGGAAGTGGGCCAACGTTAACAACGCCATCTTTAACACCAACAAAGAGTGGTGATTTATGGATTGGTTTTGCAAATGGAATATCTGGTTTGACCACTGGTCTTTTAACTGGCCCAACGGGTTCCTGGTCAAGTTTAGGTACAACAGCTAATTATTACGCAGGCGGATATTACATATCTTCCGACTCGTCTAATTACACAACATCTTGGTCTGCCATGACATTTGCTGGTACAACTGGTGCTGCAACATTTAGCCAAGCGCCAGTTACCACTGGTGATTTCTTTCAATTTTTTACTTAAGGAAAAACTATGCCAACAATTATAACAGTAGGCGGTTCAAGTAGTACTGGTAACGGTACGACTTTTGGCGACCTCATTGAAAAGGTTTACCGTCGTGTAATGGGTGGTATCCGTGAACGTACCGTCACACTAACTACTTCAATCGGTTCTACAGACACCGCAGTAGTTTTAGGTGGCGCTCAAACCACTGGAATTACTGTTGGTGTAATTTTGGCCGTAGAGCTTGAACTGCTTTACGTCACATCTTGGAACTCCAGCACGCTTACTGCCACCGTTACTCGTGGTTACTACGGCTCGGTAGCAACCAGCCACAACGCTGGCGTTATCATCTACATCAATCCTCGTTACAGCCGTTACGACATTGGTGTGGCAATCAACGACGACCTTCGTTCCCTTTCTAGCCCAACCAACGGACTGTTCCGTGTGGGTGTGGCTCAGATTACCTACAACCCAGTGTTTGCTGGTTACGACCTAGGTGACTTGCCAGACAACTTCATTGACATTCTTGAAGTCAGGTACCGCATTGCACCGCCATACCGTACATTTCCAGCAATCAAATCTTGGAAAGTAATACGTTGGCAACAGAACAGCACTGACCCAGTGTTCCCTTCTGGCCGTGGGCTTATCATTCGTGAACCAGGTTGGCCAGGTCTACCTATTTACATAACCTACTCCGCTCCATTCATCAAGTTTGTTGCGGCATCTGACTCGGTTATAAACACTCCTGCAACTAACGATGAAGCCCCACCTTTCAACGGTTACGGTGTTAACGCTGCGGTGAACTTTACTGCTACGACTACCAACGGATCAGCCACGCTTACCTCTGTTTCGAGCACCGTTGGTCTTTACATTGGCATGCTTCTAGGTGGAACTGGTATCCCTAGTGGAACCACTATCTCGTCTATCAACGTCGGTGCGGCCACTGTAACTATGAGTGCTGTCGCTACTGCTAACGGAACAGCCGTGGCTATTGGTGGTGCTAACTCACCTAACATTCCAAACCTCACTTCTACCATGCTTGACTTGCCACCACTCGGCGCCGAGATTGACCTTACACTTCCTCGTGAAATCAGCCGTAACTTTATAGAGTCTCAACCCGACCCACGTAAGGCAACTGAAATTGTTGCTGGTGCTGTTGCTGGTTCTGTTAACGCTCTCATCAACCGTCGCATGCAGAGAATTAGTGAAGAAGCAGACCGTCTACAACGTCAGTACACAAAGGTGCGTAGCTGGTAATGGCAAGCACAAGTGGCAATCAATTTAGTGCTGTAACCATCTACAACCCTGCCACGGCAGAAACTAAAGGTTATGCAATAGACACTTCATTTGAGCCGTATCGTCGAGAAGCCTTCCGTCACAAGACAATTCCTGCACAGCGTCAATCAATTATGATGACGAACATTGTTGGTGAGGGCACCGTCAACACCGAAGGACTATGGCGACGTGAGCAAGTTGAATGGTCAATGGGTGCTGGACAGTTCTCACTTGACCGCAAGGGTGATGCACAAGAGACACGCTTTCTAAACTCCAAAGGCGTTGACGTATTCTCTTATCCACTTCAGGCAACGTTGCTTCCAGATACTCAGCAACTTTACGCTTCTTCTTCTAGCAGTCTTTTTATGAGTCGCTGTGGTGACTATGTTGTAATCGTTGAAGGTGCTTCAGTTTCATACTTTCAGAGTGGTTCTTGGTCATCTAAGACAACATGCAGTTTTGGTAGCTCGTATGGTGGATCATCACCAAGTGCCATCTATGACATTTCCACCGAGGACACTTACGTTTACTTGGCTACAAACACAGGCATCTGGTTTTGCCAGATAGGTACTTCTTCTACATTCCAGTTGTACGTTGCGCCTGACCTGACCTCTGGCTACACGGGTGGCTACACAATGTTGAAGTGGGCGAACGACCAGTTGGTTGCTTCATACAATAACCGCCTCTACGCCTTTCAACCACGTTCTGCAACTTCATCTCCTGCGTTTGGCAATCCACCCAGCGTTGGAGAGAACACCGAGAACATTAAGTACATTTACACCAGTGGTGGAACAACAACTGTTTATTGCACCAATACAGTTAATTTTTCTGTAGGTCAGCAAATTAACATTGCTAATGCAGAGAAGTACGGTAATGGTAGTTGTAGTTTTTCCGGCGGTTACTTAACTATTAGTTTATTTGAAAATAGTTACTTTAATCAGGGAGATACCATCACTGTTACATACAGCATGGGTTCAGGCAACGGTTTAAGTGAAACAGCAGTTGTAACTTCTGCAACGGCCAATACAGTTACCTTTGTTTCTACTCAAATCACCAGTACAAACGTTTCGTCTGTTGCTGCTTTAGAAGTATTTAGCCCAGGTGTAAGTCCTTACAACGGTATTCAGACAGTTCTATCTGTTAGCGGTAGCACCTTTACTATTGACACAATTAGTGGCGTTGGTGAAATTTCATGGAACGGTACTGCAACGCTCTCGTTACCACCAGACGTGCTGATGACTCACGGCAATCCTAACTGGGTTTGGTCAGATGCTACGGGTGGAGAAACACAAGTGTACTTTGCTGGATACGTCAGCTCACCACTCGGCAACAAAGGAAGCGGTTGCATTTACAGGTCTAACATGCTTGGTTCTTCAACTTCTTCTGCTTCTGGTGTTCAAACAATTACTTCTGCATCAACCAGCCTTCCTTGGAACTTGGACTTTCCAGTTCAGGCATTGCCAATGTCACCTGACGAATACCCAACTTGTATTCAGTCGTACCTAAACTTTGTATTTATCGGTACTAATCGTGGTATTCGTATGACTCAGACGCTAAGTATTTACGACCCTACTGCTACTGCTACTGGTGACCTTAAGGCTGGCCCACTTATTCCTAACATTCTTCAGCCAGTCAACTTACCTGTTACTGCAATAGTTGGTGACGGACGCTACGTATGGTTTACTTGGAACAATTACGACAGTGTAAGCACTGGTCTAGGAAAGTTAGACCTTGGTAACTTTATTGCTGGCGACCCACTAACTCCTTCATACGCATCAGACCTTATGGTGACTGGTCAGGGAATTATTACATGTCTTGACTGGGACCCATCTACGAATACGCCACTCATGGCGGTTACTGGTAAAGGAATCTACGGGCCATACGCTACTAACAATGGTGGTGTTCCCGTAGTTTCTAAATACGTTTCAAGCGGTTCTATTACCTCTGGAACATTTGACTACGGTATCCCCGACAAGAAAATCCCAGTTCTGTTTGACTACGGCGCCGTAGCAACCGGCGGTTCTTCTGTGAGTGCTCTTGTTATTCTTGATCCTAACGACCCAACAATAACTACTAGTCAAACAATTACAACATTTACATCTGGCTCGGCTACTGAGTACCAACTGCCAACCATCACAACCAAAGCTGAACAATTCCAAGTAACGGTGACACTTACTTCTGGTTCCTCACAAACCGTATCGCCAGTGCTTCACCGATGGACACTCAAATCATGGCCTACTGTTGTTCAAGGAACAATGATTTCTGCTGTGCTACAATTATTCTCAGTCAATGTTGTTGACGGTCTTGAAGTTTACTCAGACCCTTACGGTGAATTTAACTGGCTTGAGACTCGTCGCCAAAACCAAGACATTATTACCTACACCGAAGGTGCTCTTTCAGTGACAGCGATTGTTGAAGGTATGGACTGGATTCCTCACAAGCGCCGTGACAACTTTGAAAATGGTTTTGAAGGAGACTTAGTTCTTACCCTAAAAACTATTGGAACCTACAATTACAACCCAGTTTCAACAACATGAAAATAACCCCACAACCAGTATGGTTGCCACCGTCAACGTCAACGCCTAATCTTCCACTCATTTCTACCGGCAACGGTAGCGGTGTTAAGTGGGGATACAGTTTAACTGGTGGCGCTGGTAGTATGGGGTCACAGGGACCACAGGGGCCACAAGGCGCATCTGGTTCTGTTTCAGGCAACGACGCTGGGCGCGTGTACGCCACGTCAGCGACAACTTTAATTGACGCAACGGCAACAGCAATAACTTTTTCTTCTGCGTCGTACACAAAAGGAGCTATGGGCGCTTCTGGTTCTGGACTGACAACTGGAACTGCTGGTGTTTATCACGTTTCAGGTTGTGTATCAATAACCCCATCATCATCTATTACCGATTTTCAAGTTCAAATAAACTTGAACGGAAGTGCCGAGGCACTTGTCTCTGCACTACCAAGTCTCACCGCAAGTCAGCAGTCATCAATTATTGTTTCAGGAGATTTCTACATCGGTTCTGGAGTAACGATTGAATTGTTTTGCCAACAAACTTCAGGATCAAACCGCACCAACACAACTGGTTCAGTGTTTACCTGGCTTTCAGCACACCTCGTATCAATTTAAGGAGAAACATGACAGACGTAAGACAAAACATTGTAGGTTGGGCTAAGTACTTTGCAGCTCATCACAAGCAGTTCCACTACACCGAAGGTGGACAACGCATGGAAGCCATCAACCAAAACCCAATCAAGTGGCCTGTGTTTGCTGACTGCTCAGCGTTTGTAACTCTTTGCTACAACCACGCTGGCGCACCAGACCCTAACGGTCTTGGCTACAACGGCGAAGGCTACACCGGCACACTGCTGGGTCACGGTACCAAAATTCCACTTGCTCAGGTACAGCCTGGCGACGTTATCGTGTACGGTCCTGGAACTGGCTGGCACACAGCACTCGTTGTTGACGTGTCTGGAGCTAACGCTCAGAACCCTTTAACAATTAGTCACGGTCAAGAAGGCGATCCTTCGTACTGCCACGTATCACAAGACGGACGACTCCCACAGACCTACCTACGCTTTAACACCAACCAACTGAACGCAACGTCAGCGCATCCCGTTCCGAGCGCATGAACTGGAATAGCCTTGCCAGCGTTGCACAAGTACTAGCAGTATTTGTTTTCCCCGTTATCTTTTTTGTTGGTCGTGTTATTTGGAAGAAAGTGAAGGCTGAGTTGTCGCCAAATCACGGTAGTTCACTTCGAGACGCAGTGGACAGGATAGAAAAAGCAGTAATAGAAATTATCGACGAGCAGAAGAAGAACAAGAAAGCCATTAAGCGTGTCACTAAAGAACTTGAAACCCACCTTAATGACCTCAACTACGAATAAGAAGCGTACCTTCGGAGAGAAATGTGCAGACCTTATGCGTCATGGCATGGGCACGTGGACATTCCTTATTTTGTTTTGCACCGCTATGGTGCTATGGATTCTCTCTGCTGGTTTCGGCATTGACCCTGCACCATTCTTTAGACTTAACCTAGTTCTCTCTATGGTGGCTGGTCTACAAGGATCAGTGCTACTTATCTCAGCTAAACGAGCTGACCGTTTATCTGACGAGATGCAAAAGTTTGACACTGAGCACTCAATCAAAGATTACAACTTAGACCTAGAGACACACGCTCTGGTTCAAGAGATACACAAACTACTAAAGGACAACAAATGAAAATAGCAATACTTGCGGCATTGGCGTTGGGAGTCGCCAACGTGTTCTCTGTGCTTATGGTTCAAGCTGAAGCTCGTGGTCGACCACACGTAGCAGGCATGACCGAAGTGGGATACTGGCTTGCCAACATTTTCTGCATTAAAACAGCAGTTAGTCACTTCACTTGGCAGTTGGTTTGTTTTTGTCTTGTTTCTGCGTACATCAGTACTTATTTCGCAACTCACCATGGCCATCAGAACATCGAGGATGTTACTGATGTTCGACAAGATAATGAATTGAACTCTTTAGAAGAACGTGTAGAGGTTTTGGAGGCGAAAGATGAACCCAGGTGACTTGGTATTTTGTTCAACCAAAGGAATTATTGGTAAGAGTATCAGGTGGGCGCAACACTTCATGCCCGACTCAGAGTACTCAAAGTGGAATCACGTTGCCGTTCTGGATCGATTTGTGGATGGAAAGTGGTACCTCATCCAAGCCCAACCGAAAGGTATCTCCGACAATCTAACCCTTGAGCAATCTGCTTTTGGAGGGACGTACGAGGTAGTGGAACTACCGAGCACGGTAGATAGAGAACGAGTACTTAAGTTTGCTCGCTCTCAGGTGGGGCTGAAATACAGTTATCTTAGCATACTTTCATGTGCCCTTGATAACTTCCTTCCCGACGCCATTTGTCTACGTAAATCCCGTACCTGGATCTGTTCTGGCCTAGTGGCTGGCGCTTTGTGGTATGGGGGGTTCCCCAAAGCAATGGAATGGCCTGACCTTTACTCGACTACCCCTGCCGAAGTTGCTGGAGCTTGTACAAATAAATAGTTGCTTGTGCCTAACTTGTGTGTTAGACTCCCTGATGGGCGGAACTAACCAAGGAGCGGCACCTTGCAGAAACCAACAACACACGTAATTATTCCTGATACTCAGGCGAAAGCTGGAGTACCAACAGACCACCTGAAATGGATTGGTCAGTACATTGTAGACGAGTTCCACGATGAACCAATTAAAATTATTCACCTAGGCGACCATGCCGACATGCCTTCTCTTTCGATGTACGACAAGGGGAAGAAGGCGATGGAGGGTCGTCGCTACAAGCAGGACATAGAAGCAGCTAATGAAGCATGGCGAATCCTTAACCAAGCCCTTACCGACTTCAACAAGAATCGTCGTAAGACCAGGCACGCAAAATGGAACCCTGAGAGGTACATCCTTCTCGGCAACCACGAAGATCGAATCAACCGTGCTGTCTCGATGGATGCACAACTTGAAGGAGTTGTTACCACAGACCACCTCGAGTACGAACGAAGCGGATGGAAAGTAACTCCATACCTGCAAATTTTGTGGCTGGATGGTGTCGCATACAGCCACTATTTCTACAACCCCATGACAGGCAAGCCCCTAGGAGGCAACGTTGAAGCGAGACTTAAATCCGTTGGCCATAGTTTCACGATGGGCCACCAACAAACGCTTGCGTACGGGCTTAGATTCGTCGCTGGCAAGAGCCAACATGGGCTTGTCGCGGGCGCGTGTTATCTCCATGATGAGGACTATAAAGGCCCGCAGGGGAACGCCCACTGGCGAGGAATAGTAGTTAAGCACGAAGTGCGTGAGGGTTCATACGACCCCATGTTTGTCAGCTTGGATTACCTGTGCCGTCGCTATGAAAAGATGCCACTTGTGCAATTCATGAAGAAGAAATACCCAAACGTAGAGTATTCGTTCTAATGAGTTGGTCTTGGATACTTGCCATTGTTGGTTCCTTCGGTCTGTTTACCGTTGGTTCCAAGTTGCGTTGGGGTTGGTTTGTTCTTATTGTTAACGAGTGCCTTTGGGTAATCTATGCTGTACAGACAAAACAATACGGTTTTATTCTGTACAGTTTCTTGTACGTCATTATGTACATTCGTGCTATCCTGAACTGGCATGACAATGATTAGCGTATTCACGCCAAGCCACGACCCCAAGTACCTTGATCAGTGCTACCGTTCTCTGAACGAGCAGACTAATACTAACTGGGAATGGATTGTTCTTCTTAACGGCGATGCCGAGTGGGAACCACCAAAGGACGCACGAGTTACGGTCTATTGGTCTGTCCACAAGGGCGTTGGCGCTCTTAAGCGTGAGTGCATGGACTATTGCAGGGGTGACATTCTCCTTGAGCTAGACCACGATGACATACTTCTGCCTACTGCTTTAATGGACGTGGAGTACGTATTTGACAACATGCCAGAGGTAGGCTTTGTTTACTCTGATACCGCTCAGATTCTTGAGGACGGTAAGCCAGACGACTCCGAGTTTGACCCAGCCCACGGTTGGAAATACTACGTAGAGGACGGGTACAAGGGAGCTCTATCCTTTGAGCCGTACCCCCACAACCTCTCCTACATTTGGTACGCACCCAACCACCTACGTGCCTTTCGCAGGGCCGTATACGACCAAATAGGGGGCTATAACGCCAATCTAGAGGTACTGGACGACCAGGACTTGATGGCTCGTATGTACCAAGCAACCAAGTTCTACCACATTCCTGAGATTCTGTACTTGCAACGTGTGCACCCTGACAACACTCAGACAGTAAGAAATTCCGAAATTCAGACTGGCACCGTGGAGTTGTACCACCAGACCGTAGAGCGTAACGCTGTGGCTTGGGCTAAGCATGAGGGTCTGCTCGCCCTTGACCTAGGCGCACACCATAACAAGGCTGAAGGGTTCCTAGGCGTTGACCTACGCCCTGGTCCTGGCGTCGACTACGTTGGCAACATCTTTGACATGGACATTGCTGACAACAGCGTTGGAGTGATCCGTGCGCACGATTTTATGGAGCATTTGCCTGACAAGGTGGCGTTTATGGAGTGGTGCTACGACAAGTTAGCTCACGGTGGCATGCTTCTGTCTATGACCCCAAGTAGCGATGGACGTGGTGCTTTCCAAGACCCAACACACATTGCGTTCTGGAACGAAAACTCGTTCTGGTATCACACTGATAAGACTTACTCAGACTTTATTGACGGTCGTGTACGTTTCCAAGTGTCCTGCTTACGCAGTTTTTTCCCTAGCAAGTGGCACCACGACAACCACATTCCCTACGTGCAAGCAAACCTTATTGCCGTTAAGGGTGTAACCCATGACTTTGGCGGTCATTTAAAGATTTGACACAGCTCCGGTAATTTGCTATCTTGGTTGGACTCTAGGAAGGAGTTGTATGAATCAAGTATCAAACCCGGTAATCACTTCACTACTTGTTGAGGAATTACATGTTAAAAGTTTAATTCCTAAGCCAACGGCTA